TGATCCACAGACAGAGCGTATTGTTCATAAGAATATGCGCCTTGGGTTGTCGGTTACTGGCCTACAACAGTGTCATGATAAGTGGGAATGGCTTGATGGGGCATATAATGAGCTTCGTGATTTCGATAAGGATTGGAGTAAGAAAAATGGTTGGCCGACATCTATTCGCCTTACAACAGTTAAGCCTAGTGGAACACTGAGTTTGTTGTTTGGGGTAACACCGGGAAGTCATCCCGGTTTTGCTCAGTTTCATATTCGCCGGGTCAGGATGGCGGCGAATGATCCAATCTTGGATTATTGTCGTGATCTTGGTTACCGTACAGAGTTTGTACGTGATTTTGAGGGCGCTGAAGATCATGATACTGTTATCGTGGAATTTCCCGCCTCCTTTCCTGATGGAACCACGATGGCCGAAGATGTTTCGGCCATTAGCCAGCTTGAGGATATTATAGAAATTCAAAGGATTTGGGCTGACAATTCAATTTCATGTACTGTGTATTACGAGATGGATGAAATTCCATTAATTCAGGAATGGCTGTCTGAAAACTACGCGAAGATGAAAAGCGTTTCGTTCTTACTCAGAGAAAATCATGGATTTATCCAGCCGCCGCTTGAAGCTATTTCGTTCGGTGAGTTTACCGAGCGTGAGAGTGAGGTTAGCGATATCGAGCAATATGTCAAGAACACTTTTACAGCAGATTTGATGTCTGACTGTGATACAGGAGCTTGTCCGGTGAGGTAATATGTCCCCGACAAGGAGAAATGGCGCGTTTCGATAAGAAACGCGCCATTTTTTTGTGCCTTTAGAACAGTTTTGTGGTATACTGAAGTCTATGATTGATCCAAACTCGAAAATGCAGAAGGTTAGGGAGCTAGATTATGGAACTTGCCTGTGGCAGATGCCGGATGGGAAGTATTTAGCAGACGATGGTGACCACTTTCTCTCGATGCAGGGAAAAATTGGTGATGTAGAGGTACATATGAAGATGCATGAACATGCGATTTACTGGTTTGGCGATATCGCCAAGGATGGTAAGCCCGCATGGATCGAAGGCGCTCGTAAGGTTACCGATAATGAACATGATGATCAAAATGAGCGTTTGCGCGATGGTCAAATTCCCGACTGGGAAGACGAAGAACGTCAGGTTCTTCTTAAGGCGAAGCGGTCGTAATGGCTATTAGTCATGGTGGTTCAGCCAAGGCTGAACCAGATGATCCCGATCTTATTGAAGTATACGCAGAAATCGGGGGAGAAAAAGAAGTAATGAATGAAGAATATCCTGACCCCTTTGATCATGTAGATATCAGTAAGCAAGACAGAAAAGTTAAAACTAGGTTTGCTAGGCTCAAAAAGAAGTTTGAGGGCACAGATGGCGCTGAAGCTAAATATAATGAAATGATTGATGTTGATGGTTACGGTATGTATGGGGTCGTACAACCTCCTTACAACATGGAAGCCCTTGCTGGTTTGTTGGATATGAGCGCTATTCATCAGGCGGCTATTCATGCGAGAGCCATGAATACTGTCGGTCTTGGTTATAAGTGGGAAAAGACGGCAAAGAGCATTAAGAAGGTTGAGAGAGCTTCTTCTGATCCTGAAAGGGCAAAGCGTGTACGAGATATATTGACGAAAGAGGAATTACGTCTTGAAGAAGCTTTTGAAGAACTAAACGATGAAGATACAATCGTTGAGGCTTTAACAAAAGCATGGACCGACACTCTTGCTATGGGTAATGGCTATCTTGAGATTGGTCGTACTCGCAGCGGGGAGATTGGCTATCTTGGTCATGTCCCTGGAGCGGCCGTTCGTATACGCCGACAGAGAGATGGATATATCCAGCTTACCGGAAACAAAGCAGTTTTTTTCCGGAACTTTCAAGATACAGAGACGAAAAATCCGGTTGGTGGTGATGCAAACCCTAATGAGATTATTCACCTTAAGATGTATTCTCCATCAAACAACTGGTATGGAATTCCACCCGCCGTTTCTGCCATGTCGGCAATCGTGGGGGATAAATTTGCGAAAGACTATAATATTGATTACTTCGAGAACAAAGCTATTCCTCGCTATGCATTAATCATCAAAGGTGGCAAACTTTCAAATAAATCAAAGAGCGATATCGTTAATTACTTTAAGAACGAAGTAAAGGGTAAAAATCACGGGACGCTTGTTATCCCGATTCCATCAACGATGGGCAAAGATGTTGATGTGAAGTTCGAGAAGCTTGAGGCGGGGATTCAAGATCAGTCATTTGACAAGTATCGTAAATCTAACCGGGACGAGATTGTTATTGCCCATCGAGTTCCAGCGCCGAAGGTTGGTATTTATGACAATGCAAACCTTGCCGTTAGCCGTGATGCTGACAAGACCTTTAAGGTTCAGGTCATTGGCCCCGATCAGCAGGGTATTGAAAAGCGAATCAATAGAATTGTTAAAGAGTTTAGCGATTTATTGAGATTTAAGTTTGCTGAAATTGATATCATTGACGAAGACCTTCGCTCAAGGATTCATGATCGGTATTTGAGAACTGAGGCGATAACACCAAATGAAGTCAGAGAAGATATTGGTAGAAGTCCGATCGAGGGCGGGGATGAAGTCTTACCGTATCCGGCCAAGGTCAAGAAGGAACAGGATGCTAAACGTGGGGCACCTGATGGGAACAGTAATGCTCAGAGCGGTAGTCCTTCCAATTCTAGGCAGGACTCGGGTTCGGCCGAATCTACATCAGAGGTTACAACGGGGACAAATAGAGAGCGCGGAGAGGCACAGGAAACAGGGCAGGGAGGTAAACAATGAACGTACTAATTAGTGGTACAGCAGCGGCAGCAGGCGCATATACCATGACAGGTGGAATTATGACTCTTTTTGTTCGGTCGGATGCGGCCGGGGATGCGGTTGTATCTATCAATGGTAATAGCTTTACTCTTTTTCAAGATGAAGCGTATTTGCGACTCGATATTCCGTCGTTAGATGTATTAACAGTCGTTTCAGGTACTATCAGTTATATTGGAGTAGGCTAATTGCATTTTAATGTAAAATTTGCTAGCGTAGGAGCAACATGAGTAATCAAGATTTCGTTATTAACATTCCATTCACTAAAGTAGATGAGGTTAGGCGTACCGTAACTGGTATCGCCACGGCCGATAATATGGACTTAGAGGGTGATATTATCGAGTTTGCCGCTTCTCTCGATGCGTTCAACAATTGGGTTGGAAACATTCGTGAAATGCACGCCCCTATTGCGGTTGGCAAGGCATTAGATTTTCGCCATACTACCGTAACTGGTGACGACGGGAGAATGTATAACGGTATTGAAGTAGAAGCTTATATTTCTAGAGGGGCGGAAGACACTTGGCTTAAAGTGTTGGATAAGACTCTCGGGGGTTTCTCTATTGGTGGAAAAATTCTTGACATTGAAGAGGAATTCGACAATACTCTTGGACATATAGTTCGGCGTATTACAGAAATGATGTTGCTGGAATTGTCTCTTGTAGACAACCCAGCGAATCCCCTTGCCATGCTTAGTATGATCAAAAGCGTAGGCGGCGGGAATTTTGAAGTACAACCGGGGTTTAAAGGTGAAACCCATCAAATATTCTATTGTAAACAAGATGACGTTGCCAAAACAGGTAATTCAACTTGCTCTCGATGCGATAACGAAATGGTCTTGTTAGGTGAATCGGACCATTTTGATGTTGATGAAATGACCAAAATGATTTCGGAATTTAAACAAAAGAACGGGGGTGTACATAATTTGACTAAAGAACAAAATGATGATAAAGTAGTCGCTATGGACACTGAAATTACCGATGAGCAGAAGGATAATATCCTTCAGCGCATGGGAAATGCTTTATTTGGCAAGAGTGATGAGGGCGGGGAGCTAGTAGCTTCCAATGCCACCGCTCCTGCCGTAAACATTTCCTTCGGTAACGAAACAGCGAATGGATTTACAACTTGGACCACTGATGGTACCTCAACGACTGATACGATTTTTCGTACAACAGATATTCCTACAATTACAACGAATGTTGAAATTACGGAAGAGGTAGTAGAGGATGTAGAAGTTGAAGATACGGACGTTGAAAAGTCTAACGACAAGAAGGAGGATGATGAAGAAATGGACATGGATAAATTCATGGAAGGCATTTCGACACTTCTTGACGAGAAGATGACTGCTTTCAAGCAGGAGGTTACTGAGCAAATTGACGAAAAAGTTGATGAGGTCAGTAAGTCGGTAACTTCGGTGACCGAAAAGATTGACGAGCAGGAGAGTTCTCTTCTGGAAGTAACTGGCAAGGTAGATGAAGTCGCCAAGTCGGGTGCAGTAAAAAAATCGGACGACGTAGTTGATGAAGATGAACTTGATGAAGAGATTGCGAAATCTCTTGAAGCAGAGGAATCTGAGTCGTTCTGGGGCGGAATTTTCGTTCCACAAGTAGTAGCAAAATCATTAGGATATAATTCATAATTAAGGGGGTGAATATGCCTACAACAAAAGAACTTTTACTAAAAGCCA